GGGAACTGCTGCTATGCAACACTACCAAATCGCTATCGCTGGTCTTTACACTACTACTCCACAAGGTGTTGTAGAAGGTGGTGTACCGAACTACTACGGGATGGAAGTTATTCACTTCCCATCTATGCCTGCTAACGAATTTATGATTGCTGCTGCTCAGAACATCGTAATGTTGACTGATGAGTACAATGACGTTCGCGCAATTGATATGAAGTACGAAGCTGAATTATCTTCTGATAAAATCTGGGGACAGTTCAAGTTAGGTTTCTCTTACCTTAAAGGTGACGAGATTGTCTACGCTAAGAACTTCGCATAATTAAATAATAACGGAAGGGCCTTGCGCCCTTCCTTTAATACCCTATAAAAAATGGCTTGTACTGTAACTCTTGCTGATATCACTTACGGATGTGATGATTTAGGTATTGGTGGTATTGTAGAACTTCACGTAGCTTCACGTGCTGCTGCTCTTGCTGCTATCACTACCAAAGATGATTCTACTCGTGTGGTATCTGTTGTTAGTGGTGCTGCTTCTGATGTAGTTCAATTCTCTTTTAATTTGAAAGATGGATTCTCTGTATTCTCTGAAGTTAAGACCGCAAACGCTGACGGAACTTTTTCTACTGTTCCAACTATCTCGGCAGAATTTCCAAAGATGGATGCTGCTCGTATCACTGCTTTAGACCAAATGTCTAATGGCGCACCAGAATTAGTAGCTTTCGTTAAGACTGCTGCTGGAACTTACCACGTTTGTGGTTTAGATTTCGGTCTATATGTTTCTACTATTGATGGTAACTCTGGAACTGGTCGTGCTGAAAAGAACCGTTTCCAAGTAACCTTGACTGGTGAGGAAGCTGGATTGTCTTACAGCATCGCTGAGACTCCATTTGGCGACATCACTGCTTAATAGCAATCTTGTAAATTAACACAAGGGGGTGAGGCGAAAACCTCGCCCCTTTTTATTTAAAAATATATGGCTTTCAATTGTAGCATCTTATTAAGCGATATTGATATCAATTGTAACAAACGAGTTACGGGTGGTATCAAGAAGGCTGTCCTATTATTACAAAAAGACTTGACGATTACTTTCAGCCCAACGGATGAGACTCAAGTAACTCAAGTAGACACATTAAACACCGTAACCTTTGAACACAACACAAAGGACGGTACTACAACATTTACAGAAAACAAGAACACATCTAATGGATTAGGTGTTGTTGCTACTGATATTACTATTCAGACTCCTGCTGTAGATAACAAGGTAAATCAAATAGACCTTATGAGCCGCAGAGAGGACATCTGCTGCGTTCTTTTACACAACAATGACACTGTGACTATCAGTGGATGGATGGATGGCTTAACGATGAACTATGAGGCTAACAGCGGCACAGGTACTGGTGAGAAGTCTTATGTAAATATTACGTTGAATACTGAAAGCGGTATTGCTTCTTTAGCAATCAATGATAAAGCGGTGTTTAGCGACCAAACCATTTTTGATTAATGGGCTACTTAATTAGCGGCGGAACGGGATATATGAAGGATGCGGTAACGACTCCTTCTACAGAGAAGAACTACCTTTATGTTAGAGGTGGTTACAGCGGTTCTGTTGTAAATTCTATAGAGGGAGACGGATTAGTATTCTTCCTACAACTACACGATTAAAATTATATAATATATTATGGCTTACGAAACTATTGTTAAAGAAGGAAACTTCTACCAGTCAGCTACGGGTGACTATGGCTTCCGTTTATTAGAGGTTGGAGAAGCCTCTGTTGCAAGTGAGAGCTTTAGAGCTATCCAAGCGATTGAGGGAGCTGTCGTTACGACTACTACCCAAGTAGGTGATGCGTTAACAAACCTTGGTATTGGTGAAGGTACAATCATCTACGGTAAATTTGATAGCGTATCTTGTGTATCGGGCAAGGTATTGGCTTATAAAGCACTGTAATGAACTATGTTAGGACTACTAAATACTGTCCTCTCAAAGGGCAATACATTACTAACCTATGTAAAGGATGGACTTGTTATGGCTAATAGATTCCTTACACCACCTAAACTAACATTCCCTGTTGATGCTTCGGCCGAATTCAACGGGACGAGTGATTTTATTGATTTAGACGACGCTCTAAATTTCACGACGGAATCCTTAACTATATCTTTTTGGGTAAATACCACTCAAACAATTTCCTCGCTTATAGTAACAAGAAGGAAAAGCGGTGTTTCGGGATATGAATTCGGATTGGATGCAAACGGCAAGGTTTCATTTTATATTGACGACGGAAGCGACAACGCTTATGATACCGCCGATTCTTTGTCCGTTAACGACGGAGTTTGGCGTTATATAACTTTTATTGTTGACAGAGATGACAACAAAGTTTATCGTTACGTTGACGGAAGCAATAGCGGGACAAACACATCAATTTCCGCGATTGGCTCATTGCAACAAGACACACAACACACGCTTATAAGCGGACGTTGGAACGACGGAACACCAAGCGACTACTTCAACGGCAACCTCGCAAACGTAGCGATATGGAACCGCGCACTTTCAAGCGATGAAATTAATTCCGTGATGTGGAAAGGCTACAATGCTTTAGCTACTACAGAAAAAAGCGGACTACAGGCTTGGTATAAATTAGAAGAGTCAGAACTATTTGATGCGAGCAATACCTCAACTACAAACCTTGAGGAGTATGCTAAACTAAACAGCGTTACCTTTGAAGGAAAGGCTTGCCTACAGACTGCGTTAAACGCACTGCCAGACATTACAGATGCAAGACTATACTCTGCTAAATACGATATTAGAGTAAGTGCTGATGGTGGTACAGTAGAAGCATTGAATTGTGTAGAAACAGAACTTAACGCATTATTATGAGTAGCTTAAAAGATTTAGCGAGTTTAATTATGGTTCCTTCCTTGTATAAGGACGGGGAACTACATACGGTTAAGCCATTAGCTGACGAGAATATTATAGTACATCCCGATGCTACGGACAACAACGATGGTGTTGACGGGACTACGCCAAGTACAAGCAGTAACTTTACCTTTAGTAGGGGTTCAAATCTTGCTGCTACGAGGGTAGATGTTAATGGTCTTATTGAGAAGGGTAGAGAGAATCTCTTGCTGCAATCAAATCAGTTTGATACGACTTGGAATAAACCAAATCCTTCTACAATAACACAAGGTTTTGAAGGCTATGATGGTAGTTTAAATGCTTGGAAATTTACCGCAACAGGAACAGGTACAACACAATTAGGTCAAACGCATAATGCGAGTGGTATGATTGTGCAATCAATTTACGCAAAAGCAGGAAGTAATGATGTATTAAAAATTTATGTAGGTCTTGTTATTGAATTTAATTTAACTACAGGTGTTGCTTCTTACTCTCAAAGCAAAATGACTGATGTAGGCAACGGATGGTGGAGATGTGAAGTATACAAACCTTATGTTACTTTCAATCCATTTTTTACATCAACAGGTTCGGGTGATTTTATTTATTTGATGAATGCCCAAACCGAGCAAGGCTTGGTAGCTACTGATTACATTGAAACAGGAGCATCTACTGCACAAGCAGGTATCTTGGAGGATATGCCTCGTTTAGATTATAGTGGTGGTGCTTCGTGTCCTTCTCTTTTACTTGAGCCGCAGAGGACAAACTTGGTAAGCCATAGTGAGTATCTTGATGGTTTATTAGATGTTGCTAATGGTTCGGTTAGTTATAACACTATAACCTCTCCAGAGGGATTGAACAATGCGGCTTTGTATACTGAAAACTCATCTACAAATGCTCACTACATTGATTCTAATACTTTTACATTTACAAGTGGACAAGATTATGTTATTAGTGTTTTTGCAAAATATAATGGTAGATTTTTAACCATTCAAGGCAGTAGTGTCAGAATGAATTCTTCATATGGAACTTTTAACTTGCAAACAGGAATTGTTGAAGAAGATAACATTGGTACTGCATCTATTGAAAACTATGGTAATGGTTGGTACAGATGTTCATTAAAAGTAACTGCAACCTCAACGGGAAATGGAGTAGTTACTTTATTGCTAAATGATTCAGCAACAGGAGGTCGCTCAAGAACTTATACAGGAGACGGCACAAGCGGATTATATTATTATGGATTCCAAGCAGAAGCAGCCTCTTACCCTACCTCATATATCCCTACCTATGGGACAAGTCAAACGAGGTCTCAAGAATATGGTAGAACACCTCTTGAAACCTATGATGTAAACGAGGAGCAGGGCGTAATGTTTGCGGAGTTTGAGTATTTAGGTGGAACTGATTTTCAGGTCTTGTCTATGCACAATGGAGGTTCGCTTGTTGATTGGCTAATGGTGGATAGCGCAGGTAAGTTGAGAGGTTCAGTATTTTATAATGGGACTTATAAAGTTAGTATGGATAGTTCTCCAACTACAATGTCTCCTAATACATATTATAAAGCAGCATTTAGATACGAAAGTGGGAATAATGCGCTTTACCTTAACGGAGTAAAGGTTGGAACTAATACATCAACATTTACCAATCCACCAACTTTAGGATATGTACAATTAGGAGGATTCTGGCAATTATCAAATACTAATGTAAACTGCCGAGTAAAACAAGCATTGTTATTCAACACGGCATTAACTGATAGCGAGTGTATCGCCTTAACAACTTTATAAGATATGAGCATTTACTCACATACTTGTTCTAAATGTAAATTGACTAAAGATGTTTCTGCTTTTGCTAAAAACAAAAGTAAGAAGTCTGGACTCAACACTTACTGCAAGGAATGTATGGTAGTATATCGCAAGGATAACGCTGACAAACTTAAAGAATACTTTAAGGAGTACGGAGAAGCTAATAGAGAAAAGATAAGTGCAAGAACTCTAAATAGATACCATAACAATATCCAAGCAAATCTGTCTATGACTTTAAGAAACCGATTCAATAGAGCGGTAGAGAAAGAATGGAAGAACGGTTCTGCCGTTAGAGACTTGGGATGTTCTATTGCAGATTTCAAAGTATATTTAGAATCTAATTTTGAAGATGGTATGTCTTGGGATAATAAAGGCAAAGGTGGTTGGCATATAGACCATATCATTCCATTGTCTGCATTTGACTTAACTGATAGAGAACAAGTTCTTGAGGCTTGTCATTATACGAACCTGCAACCATTATGGGAACAGGACAACTTAATAAAAGGAAATAATATATAACTATGGCAAGTACATACGATAAAGCCTCGTTAGTAATGATACCTTCGGGGACGAAGACATCAAAAATCTTCAGCCAAAAGCCTGTTAATGGAGATGGTGATTTTACTTTCTCAAGATCAACTGCTGCAACAAGGGTTAATGCAGATGGTAATATAGAGAAGGAGACTCAAAACCTCTTGGT